AACATCAAGCATGGACAAAGTGATATAGGCACTCCAGAGTTCTTTCGTGAAGTGTCAGAACGCAGATATCGTGTAGAACCGCACATTGCAGAGTTTGCTGGTTTCCACTTGTGGGCAGGCAAGCGTGTGCTGGAAATTGGCTGCGGCATTGGATCAGACGCTGAAGAATTTGCCAAGCATGGTGCCGAATATGTAGGCATTGACTTGAGCGATCAAAGTATTGCACTCAGCAAGCAACGATTTGAAACACTAGGACTTGAAGGCGAATTCTACAATATTGACGCTACAGATGGTGCTGCTTTGGCCACGCTAGGCGAGTTCGATTTGGTTTACAGCTATGGAGTGATTCATCACTTTCCGGGTATTGACCGGATCATAGACAACGTTCGTGCTGTGGTTAAACCAGGTGGCGAGTTCCGTTACATGGTATATGCCAAGAACTCCTGGAAGTATGCTATGATCCAAAAGGGTCTAGATCAATTTGAAGCACAAGCAGGCTGTCCATATGCTCAAGCGTTTAGCAAAGATGAAATTCATCAACTAATGAACAGCGACAACGGTTGGTACATTGAACGTCTACGCCAAGACCACTGTTTCATGTACAACGTAGAAGAGTACAAGGCAGGACGTTATGTTCTTGAACCTTGGTTTGAAGTCATGACAGACTCACATCGTCAGGCTGTGCGTGAGTATCTGGGCTGGCATTTGTTGGTCAAAGCACGTAAAGTATGAGTCGACTGTTTACTTTTGGTTGTAGTTTTACAAACTATCGTTGGAGCACCTGGGCAGACATTCTAGGCGCCCACTACAACGAATACCAAAATTGGGGCCAAGGCGGTGCAGGTAATCACTACATCTTCAACAGTGTAATGGAAGCAGACCAACGTAATCAATTCGTGCCCGGCGATACTGTCATTGTAAGTTGGACCAATGTCATGCGAGAAGATCGCTACACTAATTGCTGGCAAACTTACGGAAACATGTATACTACCGAACTATATAATTCAAAGTTTGTAAAGCATCAAGTTTCGGAGCGAGGAAATTTGATCAGAGATGTTGCATTTATCAAAGCAGTAAAAATATTTCTTCAATGCAAGGGCGTGAATTGGTATTTTACCAGTATGGATCAAACTACTTGGCAAATGGATCAATGGGATTCTGACAAGAAAACTTTCTTTCCAGATGTGGTTGACCTATATAAAGATGTGTTTGAAGGCTGGTTGCCAAGTTTTAGAGAAGTGTTGTTTCCAGATAGATGGGCTGATCGTGAAGACGGCCATCCTACTCCAGCAGAACACCTAATCTGGTTAGATACAGTTTTACCAGGCAGCGTGACAAAACAAGAAGTTCGTGTTAAAATTGCACAAGAATCTGAAAATCTGGTTAAAATAAAAACCAGTGATTGTACACTAAAAAGGCTATAATATGAAATTTAAAGTAAGTGAACTGTTCTATTCAGCACAAGGTGAAGGCAGATATGTTGGTGTCCCCAGCGTGTTCCTTCGCATGTTTGGATGTAACTTTACCTGTTCGGGATTTGGTTGCAAGCCTGGCGAGAAGAGCACAGAAGCAGATGAAGTCGCCAAGACGGTGGAACTGTACAAGACATTTGAAGAGCTGCCACTAGTGAACACAGGCTGTGATAGCTATGCAAGCTGGCATCCTGCGTTCAAGCACCTGAGTCCAACTTATACTGCCGAACAACTAGTAGACAAAATGGCTGAACTATTGCCGCATGGCAACTGGCAACAGCCCAATGGCAATCCTGTACACTTGGTGATCACAGGTGGTGAACCTTTGCTGGGCTGGCAACGAGCATATCCTGAACTGTTGGACCTGTTGCATGCTCGTGGCCTGCGACACATCACATTCGAGACCAACGGTACTCAAGAACTGTCAAGAGAGTTTAGAATGTATCTAAGCGACTGGCATGGAGAAATCACGTTCAGTGTCAGTCCCAAGCTCAGCGTCAGCGGCGAAAAACGTGAAGAAGCTATTCGTCCAGAAATTGTGTTTGACTATGAAACACATGGCATTGCATATCTCAAGTTTGTGGTTGAGAAAGTCTCAGACTTTGATGAACTGGATCAAGCTGTAGACGAATATAGACTAGCAGGCTTTGCTGGTCCTGTGTTTGTGATGCCTGTGGGAGGTGTAGTGTCAGTGTACGACGACAATAGAATCAACGTGGCTGACGAAGCACTCAAGCGTGGTTACTGGTACAGCCCAAGATTGCACGTGGATCTTTGGGGCAATGGTTGGGGCAAATAATGGGATTATTTGATCGTTTCTTAAAACCCAAGAAGGTAGAGAAGCCTGTAGAGGCCAAAGCACCGCCTGCGCCTAAAGTCAAAGCGCCTGAAAAAACAGCCAAGCAGTTGGCCACAGAAGCTGGTGAACCTTATGTTGCTGTGTTAGGCATGGATATTGATCCTGCTAATCTGCATCAAGGAAGTTTTGAACTGGATTGGAACGAAATATTTGTTGCCAGATTGATCAAAGCCGGATATCAGGGCAAGGTAGATGCAGACATTGTAGATCAGTGGTTTCAGAATGTGTGCAGACACGTTGTGATGGAAACTTGGGAGCAAGAGCAAGCAATTAAGAACTCTGGCGTCTGGGTACAAAGCAAAGACATTGGCAACGGTAGGAGTGAAGTGTCATGATTTTCAATCACATTAAACAACTCAAACAAGACGGCAAAAAAATTGGTATCACTTTTAGCACATTTGACATGCTACATGCAGGGCATATTGCTATGTTAAGTGAAGCCAAGAATCATTGCGATTATTTGATTGCCGGTTTGCAAACAGACCCCACAATTGATCGACCCGACACTAAGAATCATCCCATTCAAAGTGTTGTGGAACGCCAGATACAACTAAGTGCTTGTCGCTATGTAGATGAAGTTGTAGTGTACCAGACCGAACAAGACCTAGTTGACCTGTTGCTCATCTTACCATTAGATGTTCGTATTCTTGGTGTTGAATACGAGGATAAAGAATTTACTGGTAGGTATGAAGGGCACGATCGTGGCATCCAGCATGTGTTCAATAGTCGTGATCACAGCTTCAGTTCCAGTAGTCTACGCAAACGTGTAGTGGCCGCAGAAACATTCAAGGTGTTGAAAGATGGAACCGTTAAAACCACCTAGCACACTCAAAATATATGCACTGATTCGTCAGACTGGACTGACATTCACTGGTATCGGCTTCAGTAGCACTGCATCAACTCTAGGCACAGGATTTTTTGCCACCCATCAAGAAGCTGAGTTTCAACGCACAGTGGAAATGCTTCGAGACACTACTATCACGCCAAGACCTCGATATCATGTATTCGAGCTTGATGTTCCGAACCCTGCACACGAGGAATAAATGCACATACTGTTTAACGGTGACTCCAACATGAGCGGAGAAGAATTAGATGATCGAAAACACGGCATGGCTGGAGTTATTGCTGACTACTATGGAGCAAGTTCTTCTAATCTTGCTGTGAGCGGAGCCAGCAATGACTTGATCTATCAGTCAACCTGGGAATACTTGCAAACTAATCCAGCACCAGATTTAGTTGTAATTGGATGGAGCGAACACGGTCGAGAGCAATGGTATTTCGAAAATCAGTTTCACGAAATCAATCAGTTAGATGTAGGCCAACAGATTCCAAATGAATTTAGACGTAGATACCAATTTTGGAAAAATCACATTCAGAAAGATCCCAACTGGCACAGAGTCATGAGTTACTACTGGCACAACAAGATCTACAACTTGCACATGTGGATGTACGAACGAAAAATTCCTCACCTGTTCTTTAATGCATTTCACCACTTTCAGATAGAAAGCGAAAAGGAATGGCTAGACTGGCACTGTTGCTTCTTCTGCCCTTACAATGAACGTCAGTGCTATGTGCCATTCTGCATTGAGCACAACTATGAAGAACTCACGCCAGGTTGGCAACACTTTGAGCCTGCTGGGCACAAGGCCTGGGCTGATATTTTGATCAACGAAATAAACACAAGCCCGGCACATGCCATTATATTTGAACGTGATCCATCTTTGCGAAAACACCAATGATATTATATGTAAATGGCGACAGTCATGCTGCCGCTGCCGAAGCAGTAAATCCACACGCCTGGGCACAGGATGATGGATTGTTTTATGGTCTGGGTCAACAACCTCATCCTGACAATGAACGTGTGAGTTTTGGTTGCGAACTTGCCAATTGGTTGCGAGCTATTCTATATTTAGATGCACAAGCCGGTGGCAGCAATCGTCGTATCATTCGTACCACTCGTCGGTGGTTGCTAGATCAAGAAGACGTCAAAGATTTGTTTTTGGTAATACAGTGGTCAACCTGGGAACGCGAAGAATGGTTCGATGGCAATGATGGTTGGGTGCAAGTAAATGCCAGCGGTGTAGATGAAGTTCCTGAACATTTTAAACAACGCTACAAAGAATACATTACCAACATTGACTGGAAAACGTGTACTGCGCAAGCGCACGAACAGATTTGGCAATTCCACCAAGAACTCAAAGCACAAGGGATTCGGCATGTGATGTTCAACGGCAACAACCATTTTGGTGATGTCCAACATCGTTATGATTGGGAAAACTGCTACATTGGTCCATATGATCCTGCCCAAACATACAATAGTGTACTAAGAGAAAAAGGATTCAAAACGGTTAACCCAGATAGTTGGCATTTTGGGCCAGACGCCCATTGCTTTTGGGGCGAATATCTGTTACAATACATTAAACGCAACCAACTATTGAATTCCAATGAAATACCTACTTATTGACACTGCCAACATGTTTTTTCGAGCACGCCACAGTGCTCACAGAGCCAGTGACACCTGGACTAAACTGGGGTTTGCACTACATGTCACAATGATGAGTGTAAACAAGGTTGCGCGACGATTTGGTGCAGACCATGTGATTTTCGCACTGGAAGGACGCTCCTGGCGCAAGGATTTCTACGAACCCTACAAAAAACAGCGGGCTGTGGCTCGTGCCGCAATGAGCGAAACTGAAGCTGAAGAGGACAAACTGTTCTGGGAAAGCTATGATAATCTGACTAAATACTTGTCAGACAAAACCAATTGCAGTGTAATCCGTTGCGCAACAGCCGAAGCAGATGACATCATTGCACGTTGGATCTCATTACATCCCCAAGACGAACATATTATTATCAGTTCAGACACAGACTATGTGCAACTCGTTGCCAACAATGTGCGCCAGTATAATGGCATCACTGACGAATTGCTCACCTTGGAAGGTATTTTTGATGCCAAAGACAAACTTATCATTGATAAAAAAACTAATGCTCCAAAAACCGCTCCGGATCCGGCCTGGTTACTATTTGAGAAGTGTATGCGTGGAGACACATCAGACAACGTGTTCAGTGCATATCCAGGAGTTCGTGAGAAAGGCACAAAGAATAAGGTTGGTCTCCGTGAAGCATTTGCCGATCGACACCAAAAAGGCTACAACTGGAACAACATGATGTTGCAACGTTGGTCAGACCACAATGGAGTTGAGCACCGGGTGTTGGACGACTACGAGCGCAATCGTACCTTGATTGATCTCACAGCACAGCCTGATGAGATCAAAGCCGCGGTAGACGCTTGCATCCGTGAACAGATTAGTCACAAGGATGTAGGCCAGGTAGGAGCCTACTTCATGAAGTTCTGTGGCAAATATGAGCTTAACAAACTCAGCGAGCAAGCGGAACCTATCAGCCGTTGGCTTAATGAAACTTACAAAGGAGTCCTTGATGACACTAATAGCTAAACCTGTAGTAGACGAACAGTATTGGATCATTAAACAAAATGATCAAAAGGTTGGTAACATACAGGCTGTAAATGATGGTTATCAAATCACCATCAACAACAAAACTGCCAGCTACAAAACCATTCCTATGTTGAGAAACAGAGAGAATATTGAGTTTGTTCCTGCAGAACATGTGAGTCAACCCCAAGATCAACAGGTGCACGGGTACAATACTGGGTGCAAAGTTTTTAATCCTATCTGGGATGTCAAACACCGTTTGCCACTGTTTACCAAAGAAGAAAAAAGCAAATCGTGGTTTGCCGCAGGTTGGTACATGATCAAACAACATCGCAACTGGAAACCAGTGCGTAATCCAAAGCTCATTGTACTTGAACGTTACAAGTACCAAGGACCTTTTTACTCCAAAGAAGAAGCCAATGACAAATCCGTTTCGTGATCAAGAAAAATTTATGAATGCCTGTGACCAATGCGTTACAGGTGACGATGCACAGTACGAAATGTATCGTAATCTTATCACTGAAGAATACAAAGAACTGCAAGAAGCAGTTGCTGCTGGTGACCGAACAGAACAATTAGACGCACTGATTGACATCCTGGTTGTTACTATTGGTGCTATTCATTCGGCAGGTTTTGACGGCGAAGGTGCCTGGAAAGAAGTCATGAAGACCAACTTTGCCAAGATTGACAAAAAGACAGGCAAAGTTCGCAAGCGTGAAGATGGCAAGGTTCTCAAGCCAGTGGGTTGGACACCACCTGATCTTGAACAATTTTTGACAAAGACAAAGTAATGGTCAATCCTTTGGAATTCAGAACGAAGGAACAGGCTCGTGCGTTCTTGAAACGTGCGGGCCTGCTTAAAAACATGCGTGTGATTCGAGGCGAGGAGCGCGAAAAGACCTTGACCATGCTGAGGCTCATGCCATCAGAATCCAGCAACAGTCAGCATCTGTGGACAGAAACTTGGCGAGTAGGCGATGTCACTTACGATTTGGTCAGCGGAACTGGTGTTGATGAACTAATAGAAACCACTGAAGATGAGATTGAAATAGAACAATGAGTACACAGGTCATAACCACATTTGATCAAGATCCCAACTACGACAAAGTAATCACAGTTTGTCGTGGCGAATTTACCATGGAAGAATGGGTAGCCACTCTCAGCGATGCTGAGCAGGAAGAATGGTGGCGCCAACACGATATTCATGAAGCGGCTGTACATGCGGCAGTGGCCGCGGGTGATGCTGAAGTACATACCCCTGACCCTAAAAATGCCACTATAAAATGGCGCAGCCAAGAAATTCATGTTCAATGGATGAACACTATAAGTGCCCAAGACAACGAGAGTTATCATAGTTTTTGGTCCAGATATCATGCCGCTGTGGCAGAAAGAAACAAACAATGAGTATACATATCAACCGATTTATCGATCTAATCAAAGCGCAGGAAAGTCGTGGAGGTCGCGATGTTTCAATGAGCCTCAAAGATGCCAAAGATTTACATAGCGATATCACCAAGTTATTGCTGGTTGTTGAGACACTACGTGAACGACAAAATGCCGACAGAGACGACGTGATCAAAGTAGAACTCACTGGCGGAACATTTTAACTGCTATGTTTTTAGATAAATAAATGTAGGAGTTTAATGATGAGTAGACCCAAACCTAGTGTGCTAGTTGAGCATACCAATAAACAAACTTATAAGACCGAGCAAGTGCTGGCGTCGGAGGGGGTGTGGGCTGTGTTCTACGACAACAAACCAATTAACCTTAAGACATCCAACATGCTGACACAGTATCCTGGACCCAAGTACAAAAAGGTTAGTTTTTCAAACCCTGGTCACGCAATCAATCTGGCTCGCAAACTTAACATTCAGTTTAAGACGGAAAAATTCACAGTGGTGTTGCTAACACAAGGGGCGCAGGTATACCCCGATGTCCATTAAAGAAACTATCACTTGTGCGGTACTAGAAGTTTGCAAAGGCACACACAAGCCTAGTCTAGAAGAAGCACTAGCAGAGTGGTGGAAAAACCCCCGAGAGGATGCAGGCCTTCGTCTAAGTCACGAAGGCTTTTTTATTTTTAGTCTTGCTGAGATTGAAGGACACAAGTTTCAACTGCCGCCGAGCATACATGCCAAGGCCAGTACGCTGTTGACACTGGATCGCAAAATGACCTGTCCCTACTACCTAACGCAAGGCAAAGCACCAGAGATTTATATCTACGGTGGCAAAGAAGCCAGTTTGTTTGCCTTGTATGGCGATGTGGAAAAGTTTTTACGCGGTATAGCTAGGCAATAAGCGATCTGCTAGAACGCGAGCCTGTGTTTGAAAATCACGTTCCATTTGCTGTGGAAATTCCCACAATAGAAATTCTCTGTTACGACGAAGTCGAGCTTGGTAAGATTCAATATCGACCTGACCACGAATCAGTCTGAGATTACGTTGGATTGCTTGCTCAGCTCTGACAAGTCCATGATCATTGCTGATGGTATCGTAACTGTTGTCCACAATATCATCAAACATGTCAAACCCCATGCGACGACATTGATCTACTATGCCTGGATG